TGTGACGGAAAAGGCTTACAGTCCAGCTGGCGCTGGGGTGGTCTCTGTTTACGGAGTTACTGTTTCTGGTTTCTTCCGTAGTGATGGTTCTCTTCTCCCAGCCAAGCCAATTGTTGGCAAGTTGGGCCTTGTTCCACACAGCTGTACCACTGCGCCTGGCTGTTCTGGGTCTCCTCTCGTTGGGCGTTGTCTCGTTGGTGTTCCTGTTATCCGCGGGATGCATGTTTCTGGTGATTTTGTCACAAAGTCGGCGCGATCCAATTATGCGATCAGTGTTCCCGCTCTCAAGTCTTTCCGGCGCTTTGCCGGGCTTCTTTATGAGCAACCACTTTCCGACTATATTGCTCGCCCAGTTCCTGTTGATTTCCTCAAACCTAGTCTTTCTCCTGACATGGTGGAGTCTCGCGAGCCAATTGATTCGCAAAGAGACTTTGCCGCCATCGGCGATCTCACTTCGGATTCTCTTCAACGTGATCGCCAACTCATCAATGATGCCATTGATGAAGATGTGGAAGTTCAGGTGCATGGAACGGAGTTTGACCAGCCCATTGTACAGCTTGGCCGCCGCGCTCGTCAGCACGGTCGTGATGACATGCTTGAGTCTCTTCCTCCTGCTGCGGTCACTCCTCTCCCCCCGGGACTTTCTTCTCCAGTGGATCCCTTCCGCTTGCTCTTTGATGCTCGTGGCACTGAGGCTTACACTCGTGTTCTTCAAACCTGTCCTGAACTTGCGCCCACAATGGTGCCTCGCTTCTGGCGTGACAGGGTGGAGCAGCGTTCTGCTCCTCCGAACATTAAGACTCAGCCTCTGCCTCATCTTGAGCAGGTTTCCGCCAATGATGATCAGCTTTACGCCATGTACTCTGCTTTTCTTCATGGCGATGCTGGTGCGCTGGCCCCGGCGCGGTATTTTACCGCCGAATCGCTGCGTTCTTCGGAGTTCTTTGGTGACTTTCGACGCTACCAAGCCACGTTGGGCCAATCGGTCCAGTTTTCTGGTTCCGTTCCTTTTGCGGATTCTAAAGGTTCTCCTTTCTTCCGTAAGGTCGGGCGTTACACCCGCGGTAAGAAGTCTAAGAGCTCTCGCGCCACCACCGATGCCACTGTCTATGAGAAGCTTCGGAAGAAGTATGGTTTCACGGAAACTTTCATTTTGCCGCCCACAACGGGTGCGCCAATTGAAGATTCATTGCGAGCCCAGGCACTCAAACAAGATCCTGGGTCCATTGATTTTGACCAGAACTTCCAAGAGGTTTTCTCAGATCTCCTTGCCACTTTTCCTCAGGCTGAACAATCCTTGTTTGGTTGCGGCATTCAGGGCTTCGAAACGCTCTTTGCTTCTTTCGAGGAGAAATCAGTTGGCTGGTCTGCACGTCTTTTCCAGCTTCCCAAGCAGCAATGGGTCAGAGACCACAAATCGTTTCTTGTCAAGGTTGCTGTTTCTCGTCTCCTCCTTCGCTATTCTCTTCATGAAGAGCTTCCAACGATGAGTCCCGTTGAAATGTTCCAACAAGGTGTGACAGACCCTCGTGACATTTTCCTCAAAACTGAACCCCATCCTCTTTCCAAGGCGACGTCTCGCACTTGGAGAATTATTTGGATTCCTTCCCTTGTTGATTCCACAATTCAGGGTCTTCTCCATTACACTCAAAACAAAATGGAGATTGCGTCATACCAGTCGGATCCCACTTCCAAGGGTTCCGGCGAATCTGTTTCTGCGGGCCTAGTCGGCCTTGGCCATGAT